TTGGGGGAGAAGCCAGCCGTAAAAAGCAGGGTGGGCGTCAACGTTGATTAGGGCGAATGGCGGCGAGATTGGGGGAGACCTTACGAATCGACGAAGCCAGGGCAAAAACTGGTGGTGCTCGACAGTGAATGTGACAGGTATGCCGGGAGGAATATACTTCAATAATTTACCGAGCTTGACTGCTGGGTCACTCGACTTGTTGAGCCAATCGAGATCGACGCTGAGTAGTGTTTGTGTCATATTAGTCCCCCAATGGGCCAGGAGGGATTCGAACCCTCACTCCCCCGGTTATGAGCCGGATGCTTTAACCATTAAGCCACTGGCCCGCTGTCGTCTTGTTCACCCAAGAGTTCAGCCAATTCCCCCAACCCGTCGAATTTTGCCAACACGTCTACACAACTACTACCAAGCTGTCCGAATAGGAGCTTACCACTTCCGTCGTCGAATAATTCTACCCGAACAGATACGAATGGACCACCCCATCTTTCTCCGACTGCGTCGAGAAGTCTTCTAACAGCCGGAATATCCTGCTTAGAGAACTTCGACATTGTCTTCCAACTCCATATCATCGCCACAGTCAGGACAAATAGCCGTACCCACCTCCGTGATATTTGGGAGGTATTGGAAAGCTGCTTCGTCGCAGTGCTGGCAATAGTAATGCAAGATAATCTTGTGAATTGGCACTTGCTGTCCTGATCGCACGCGACCCCTGAACGAATCGATGATCTTGAAAGTGCCGTTACCGAGTGGTATGAGACTAAAAGCAAAGATAATAATCACCACAAAATACGGGATACCGTTCGCTATGCTGGCTCCGTAGACCATGAGTGAGCCAACTAGGATACCCAATACGCCACGACGGAACTTGTCTCTGTTCATTACTTTCTCCATACCACCACCCCAGGAATTACCCGCAGTTGTCCGCAGACCATCAGGCGATCAACCCCGAATCCTGTACGACGTGACTGCGGGTAATTTCCGGGAAGGTGGCCAGTGGTTTCTCATGGATGCCTCACGCCATGAATCGCTGCGCTTCTACCGGCAACCACTCATTGGTCGACCCCCGATAGACCGCTCACAATCGCCCCACGACGTTCTTCGACTCCCACCTACATCCTGCCGTACCACCATTAACCACCGCCGTACGCGCGGTGCCCCGGTTCTGCGCAGACCTTATCTCCTATTTTGTTCGTCCTGTTCCTCGACAGGCTCTTGTTTCTTCTTCTTATGTTTTCGGTTATTCCGACACCAAGGACACACAGGATAAACTGAATTACCCAAGACAGCCCCGATGCAGTGCTAACTACGGACGCACTTCGGCACCCTCTTGTTGTGATGAGCGCCAGATGTGTGATCGAATCCACGAATCCTCATTCCGCACACCCGACATCGGCTTCCGATAGGAGCGAGGATATCCTTCCCATTGTCGTCCTGCCCAATAACAATGTTCTTGCCATAATGAACACTGCTGCACTGACGAGCGTTATGGACATGCTCAAGATGAACACCACGATCCGACAGAACCTTACACAGAGACGCCTTGTTTTCAATTTTCTTCGCCATGATTTCCCCCTTCTAATTCATCGTGCCCTGGACAGCCCTCGCAATCCCCATCACAATCTTCGCAACCTCCACATTCACATGGTTCTTCACCCAACTCGCATACCGCATTGGGCCTTGTCCACGTCAAGCACTCATCTCCACCTTGCATGACTGCCTTGCAGATAGCTGGTTCGTTAATGCAAGAACCCATAACCCGCAATGCCCTTTCTCGTGTCAGCCCCAGATACGCGCTGGTACCATTCCGAGCGATCCATGGACTGGTGTCAAAATTCGTACTCTCCGTGTTCCATACATTAACCGTGTACATCGTTTCCCCCTCCTGTGATAAGGTATATTACAACAGACTGTAGCACCAAGTGTGGCACTTCTTTATATACCCCCAGCAAAGGACTCGCCACGCCCACCGACATTGCGTCTGAGAGTTGCCCCCTAACTTTCGGAGTTCAGGAGTGCTGCCCGCCCTAGAAACGGACACCCTGCATTTCACCCCATCGGGCACCAACTTACCCCACTACCAGTAGCGAACTGGCAGTTTCGTTGAAGAGGTGTTATCCCTCTGGCTAGACCACAGTCTGTGATAATACATCCTATTTACCTACCTGTTTCTCCCAAACCGGACCACCGAACAAGCTTGACGCCTTTTCAAATACGCGAGCTAGATACCCTGCCGAACAGGTAACCTTGGCATCGAGTTCTACCATCCACTGCTTTATGATAGGTTCCCAGTGGAGCCATCCGACAATTGTGCTATCGGACATGATAACGACATCATCGCATTCCGGACGCGGATCAAGCTTAATTTTGCAACTGGTATGTATGCCGACCATCGGTTTCCCCTAAATGCCAATCCACCCTGTCCCTTGTCCGTCTCGCGGCCACTTCGGATAATCCTTGTGCATTTCCCGATGAAAATTGCGAGCCTTTCCATTGACAATAAGCAACAGCGCCCCGCAATAAAAACAGTCACAAGTGCTGTTATCCGCCTGCCTATGGGACTTCACCCCAATCACCCTGAATCTCTTCTTGCACTCAGGACACTTGAAGAATATGCCCGACTTAGTCCTCTTCCTCTTCTCTCTCTGCATCGTTATTAAACCACCTATCTTGCGATAGCACAACAAAAAATCCCCGACACACACCAACCAGCCCTCATTTTGGACATTGGGATTGATGTCGTCAGGGACTTCTTGCTGACCTATCTAAGTCTGGCGTTTGCGCCACTAGTTATGTCTATCCGGTTCACACCCGAGTTTGTCGTAAGTATCAGCAAAAAATTCGATTGCCCTATCTACCGTCGCGCCGTTCAGTTGTGCGGTAATCCATTCATCTGGACGGCCTGGCTGGTACATGGCACTGTCGAATGCAATGCCAGCAGGTAGACGTGACACAACCCCATCGTACAGATAGGCTGTAATAAAATATTTGATTTTGCCGTCGGCGTCAAAGGTTTTGAACTGCCACATCTCTGTCGCGTGGGGATGGGATAAAGACTTTCCTCCACTACAATGCCAAAATCCATGTTCTTTGAGAGATTTCTTGATAGCTGACAATTCCATAATATTTCTCCACAATGATTGGGGTAGACAGGATTCGAACCTGCATGGATTTTCATCCAAGGGCACTTGAAACCCTCGCGTATGCCATTTCGCCACTACCCCAGACAACGAGGATTGCCACACACCCCCATTTCGAGTTATGCGCACCATCCGATTCATACAACAACCGCTTCGTCCCAGCCGTACAGCTTGTCTACCTTGACAATGTCTTCTTCGACACAAACCACCGGGATTCTTTCACAAGTACATGGGTTGTGATACCAATCCCTATCCATAGCCTGATAGAGAATTATTCCCACGCACTGGTTCTGTCTTCCCATTCCCTTGAGTATTGGTTGGATGGTCCCGCCAGTGCATATCGTGTCATCTATGATGATGTACCTTGAGTCGATCGGATTGAATGGTTCTACCCTTCTAGTAGAATGACATCCACCTTCATCAATTCTTCTGGTAGTTTCGCCAGATTTCCTGACTATGGCAAAGGGCATTCTGATTTGCATGGCGACAGCCATTATCGGGATTTGTCCACTCGAACCGGTTCCGACCAACAGGTCAGGTCTATCAAACCTCGGATGCCCGATTGCATGACAGATAGTATTAATCGACGCTCTTGGTTTACTAAATAGCTTATCGAAGTAACACACAATAGTCTCCCCCTCTTAGGTCCTGTGCACAACAAAACCCAACTCGTTCATCATTATTGTGAATACCATGGAGTTGGCGAGATATTCCCGTAACCACTTGTATTTCTCTGGTAGACCGAAGTGGTTGGCTAGCGCTGCGGCAATAGCTGGACTACGGGAGATACCCATCTCGCAATGGATGACGATGTTATCGCACATCTGCCGATGGACAAATTCCGATATATCCATGGCGTGACTTTCCGTGAAGTACGCTAGATCACTTCTGTCCGGAATGATCCTGTCGAAGTCGTTGAAACACAGTCTAAGAATTTGTGGTTCCGGATGGTTGATAACTGCTGGTTCAGTATCGACGTCAGTGATAGACACGACACACACAGACCCACTGCAACCACCAATAACGTCGTTTACCTCGTCACGACCGCTAACGTGGATTTTCATAGCTATTGTCCTAGTTGGCCGTCTCTTTACCCGAGCCCGTACCTTAGCCGCCTCTTGTTCTCGCCGTGCAGTGACCCATGGGCATTCTGGTCCATCGTCCGCAGTTGAAGGGAATAGAAGAACATCGTCTGTCGGCGCAGCATAAACCGTTGGGATGGACGGGATAAATTCGTCTATCCATTCTAGGCCAGATGGTACGTGGCCGTGTTCGACCAGTTCTGTGACTGTTCGACAATGATCTGTCTTATCTGGAAACACGACAATACCGATCCCCGCCTTGTGGCCGAAACATCGCTTTAGATATAACAATTGTCTAACAAGATGGTGTTGTGCGTTGTCGACCAGCTCGGCAAACGTTGTCATCACACACTCCCTACCTCTAATAATTAAAACACCAAGGCCCCCACCGACCCCGGCTCAGTTACATATTAAGGGTTTTACGGCAATGGTATGGTTCTCGGTAAGCTACTCCGGTATCCCGTTTCGCGTCCCGATTCAAATAACACACATTGCTATGCCCTGTGACTGTCCCACTGCCGTAGCAGTTCTTTCCTAAGTTCTTTAGCCAATTTCCCCCTGGCTCAACAGCAGTTCAGACTCGTAGATACTGAGTCCAGCTTCCACCAACTCGGTGTCGGTTAGGCCATCTACGTTTATGTCAACGGCGCTAACGTGACCAGTGGCTGAATAGTTCAGCATCGGTGCTCCAAGTGATACTCTCTCTGGGTATCTATTTCTCATCCAGACAGCCAGCTTGTCGGTCTCTTTAATGCGGATAATGCCAACACCAACCATTTCAATCTCCTTTTCGTCCGTGACCCCACCATCACGTTACCAATAGCCCCCGTGCTTCGGTACGATTTACAGGCCAATCCTCCAATCGGCTTGCCACAGCATTACCTGTCGGCATTGAGTTAATGGCCAACGCCGCTAAGCACTCTCCCGACTATCTCCCTTGTCATTGTTCCCTTTCGGCTTCACGGTTGGGTAGACGTCGCCTATCGTTTCGTCCAGCTCGTCCTGAACAGCTACCACGATATTGCAAAATTCCACAAGTTCGGGGAACCTTCGACGGATTGCTTCGTGTACACGTCCCTTTAGTTCTGGTTGTGATACCGCGTCTTGAAGTTGGTTGACCAAAACCTTATCGTAGCAAGTAGAACACTGAAACGAGAATGCCCATGTACCATTGCCACTTAGGAACATAATCCGCCGACGCAGACGAGACTGGGCTTTATTAAGCAGGTCCTGGAGATGTGGATATATAGTAGACTCCAGCCATTTTTCCTTCTGTCTACCAATACGTTCGGCCAGGGCCTTGATGTGTGCGAGATAATCCTCTGACTTATTCCCCATATCAACTCCCCGGTCGCCCATATGCTTTGTCAAAATATCTGTCAGTTTCAAGGTAGTCAACGTCTACGTCTATGAATTTCACCTGAGACGTATCATCCCCATTGACCAACAGAATTTCGGTGTGGAAGTCATCGGAGACGATTCGACTAACATCTCCACCATCCAGGAAAACCACAATTCTATTACCCCTAGCCATTACATACTCCTTATCGCTGGCGATCCTACACAACTACGATGTCCTGGCGGGTTTCATCCAGGGTTAAGCGTCCTTCTCGCGTCGGTCCCTTTTAAACAACTTTGTTGTCACCCGTTAAGGTAGCCGTTCCGGTACTTTGACGTCGTCCATTACATCGTAGCTTTCTTGTGTCCCCTCCGCGCCCTGTTATTCCGATTCGCAGCTCTCTTCATTTTCCGCAACTCTCTTTTTCTCTGAGCCACTACTATCGGATCAGCCTCGACTCTCTTGATCTCCGCAGATGATACCAGACTGAACTTCCCCCCATCAATCCGTCTTGGCATACGACCAGCCGACGCTCTCTGGGATTTGGGCCTCGCTACCGTCGAACGCTTCTTGACCCATTGGCCGTCTTGCCCCCGTTCCATCTGGACTTCCGATTGGTTTCTACGACGTGTGGTGAATCCCATCCGACCATCGCCGCACTTGACCCTAACCCAATCGGGACCACCGAACCGCTTCCCACCATTAACGGGGACGCAGTACTCAGACCGGGCAAATCTATGATTCTTCGCCCAATCTCTGGCCTCTCCCTGCAAACTATTGAAGCCGTATCCCTCCGTCGTTACCGGGTTTGTCTCGGTCTTGCAACACTTGCACGGCTGTCTCTTGGCCATCGGACGATCCCCCCTTAGCTTGCCCTCGTTTCGTTCCCACCTACCTCCAAACTCTCCAGAAGCCGCTCTTCCGCGCCAGGGAACTTCAACTCATAAGCCGGATTGACTGCCCCGAGCCGATAGACGCTGCCGCTTTCAGTCACGACTTCGCCATATTCTGTCTTGCTGACGATCCGTGACGTTCTAACACACTTTCCATCGGCGAATCTCGGATGACCGTATACCTCTCCATACAGCATAGGGGCCTTAAGCTCCGGTGCGGTGAATGGGTCTGGATCGGTGACTACTGCCCAGTCTTGAATGACCATATTCGTCCCCTTCAAGAAAATCCCAGCATCTTAGCCAGGGCTTCATGTTTCCGACGCCGCAATTCCTCTTCACTCGGAGGAGCCCATTCCTCTTCTGTGGCTGATTGTTCTCCGATCTTTTCTAGCTCGTTGAAGTGAGCCCATATGCTGCATTGATCCTCCTGGGATACTACCCAATAGTATCCCCCATCAACCATCTTTTCCGCAACACCGACTGTGCCCGCTGGAACATCGCAGATATTCTGGGTTAGCTTGACTTGATCCCCCACCTCTATAGCCATCTTACCCCCCATTCTCGCCTGTAAGGCGCTATACGAAATTTTGTAGGGGAACTATCCGTTCAGGTACAAAATTCAAGAAATCGATTCAATTTTTTGTACCCAACGGATAATCACCCACTTCGTGCCACTAAGCCCCACGGACCTCCACAATGATGTGAATCTCGTATTTACGCACGGGCTCAGAGCAAACTGGCTTGAGACTTGACTTGGGCTTTGCAGTGCTCCGAACCCGCGTTTTTGGCCTCCAATCGTCGGTATATTTCATTTTCGGTTCCTTTCTGTGTCGTGTAGTACCCCTAATACCCCTATAGAGTATACATACCATCAGGGATTTCGTAGGGGCGCGCCACGGGGTACAAGAAACCTGCTCCAGAGACACACCCAGACTACAATAAATCCCCGAATACTTTCCAGGGAACCCCGGATAGTTTTCTAGGGATGTGGTGTAGTTTATTGGGGGTGATAACTGGTTGTGGGAGAAGGACTTATGGTTGAGGGTATCGCAGGAAGGGGACCTTATCCTCGGTCAATTCTAGGCCGATATCCTCGTTGACATTCGGACATAGACTGATGACACCTTCGTTATTGACGGAAAGGATGCTCCCACGATACACAGGCGTGCCATGTTTGTCTACAGCGACGAGCCACACACCATCTTCCCTCTCTTCAAGGGCTAATCTGAGTACCTGTTCGGGCTCTGTCGGCTCACTATAAACTTCTACTTTCATCGCTTTACCCCAAAAACCGCATTCTTTGTTAGAATAACTGAGAAAGTGTCGACGACAATGGTCAACCACGTTAGTGGACAATTACAAAAACGATATTTCTATCATCCTTGTACCTACAAAATTTCCGGGAAACCCCACCGAATCTGGGTGCTATATCCCCGTTCGCGCCTCAGCAGCCTCGGTCACTGTGTCTACTGAGACCCGCCCTGTTAAAAAATACTCTACTTGATCTTGCGACAGAGGACCAAGCCTCCGATTGCCAAACAGCTTCCCAGGAACCAATTGCCTCCGATACCCATCGTGACGGCCAAAATCATGTCTTTCTCCTCAAAAGGGGTTAGTGAGCTACCTATAGCCCATGCGGATTGATCCGAGTGACCGCGCCGTACCATTCGGTGACAGTGGCGATATAGTCATCTTCTGCGTCTCGCGTGCTGTGCTCAGTACAAACATCTATCGTTTTGATACCGTTGACCCGCATGGCGTTGATGATGTCATCGATGGTCAATTTCCGAATGTCTAATCCAGACGTTTCCATAGTGACAAACTCCCACACGTGGTAAACTAGATTGCCAGACGACAAAAGGAATGCAGTGCAAATTCAGGTTATTCGGTTATGTGCCGTGAACCAATGCCCTAGCGACCCTTGGCGCGCCTTTGGTCCAGAATGCACCACGACATCTCTCGACCCCGTGGCACGAGTGCGTAATATTGAAAAATAGCCAGAGTTACCATCCACCCCTGACCACGGATACCAGACTAATAAAGTTGGTACCCACCCGTGCGATTTTGCTGTTCATCGCACACTCCCAAGATGGCTGCGCCAGGCGTTATCGGAGTTCGGGTTAAACCCAAGTCCTGACCTGACTCGCCAATCAAATAGCGGTAGCCAACCCACCAGACTACCGACCTAGCGGCGATGGTAATCAATCTGCGAGTGATTGATCTGACGTAAGCCCTTTAGCTTAAACCACTTGCGCCACATAGGCTTCCCGGCCCGTAGGCCCTAACCTCTAATTTCTTTTGGCTGACACCCTGGCAATCGAGTCTGGCTGACTGTTTTTCCCAGGATGGTCTCATTGCAGCCTTTATATTAACGTCAATCGATACAAGACGGTTTCGCCAGACGAAAATATCCGTTTATTCGTACCGGTTGACGTGTCGCGTCGTTCAGCGTACCATCGTTTTATCGCGCGCAATGCCCGTTGTGCGCCATAATTCGACGAATCCAATCAAGAACGGAATTCGTCCGCTAATCCAGAATCTCAGACCCTATATTGTTTCAGCAAACAATACCAGACCCTTGAGACAGAAAATAATCGCGGAAAAGTTAACCGAGACTTGATATTTGGAATGCCTATCCCACGACAAAATAGTGAGCCCACACCAGACATCGGCGTATTCCCACGACGAACCGTTGAATAGTCAACGCGACCTACCTTTGCTTGCCCCGTGATCCGGCGCTGAAACCGGACACCCACCAGACTATACAAAGAATCGCGCAGACGGCTCGCCGCTTATCCCACCGACGCCATATCGGCGCAGACCGGGTCCGCATTTCGGACCCTGCGTTTTGCCGCTACTATGACTGGGATTCGACCGATAACCGGGACTCCGGTTTAGACCCGATAACACACATCCTGCGCTTATCAGACCCTACTACGGCGACTATCGGACTAATAACCAACCACGTCCGGGAATACCCGATGCGTATCGGACTCCCCGCTACATTGGTTATGGGAACCGCTGACACTATATTGGGTGCCTATAACGACTAGGTGCCACCTAGCCAAGCGGTTCAATTCAGACTTTACGTCCGAATATCCATCGTTACGCGCCCGATCACGGTATGTAGCCCGATATTTCAGGCGCGATGCGAGAGACACGCGGAGACTACTTGCCCAGAGCCGCGAACATCTTGCGAGTAGCACCGACCGTGTTGCGGACACCGAGCAGACTCTCGGCAATCACGGCGGCGTTATCGGAACCGAAGCCAAGGTCCGAATCGGGCGTATAACCAGCCCCATCGGCGACCTGACTCTCAAGCGCGGCCCAAGCGACACGGAGACCAGCAATCGCGTCATCGACGTTCTCGTACCGACTAGCGGCATCGACGAGGCGCTTGTGCTCCCGATAAATCGCGGCATTCGCGATGAGGTTATCGGCCCCAAACTCTACAGACGTTCCGGCATCGGTGGCGGCAGACTGACTCATAACTATTCCCCTTGCAAGGTAGTTATAGCCCGTCCCGTAACCGAGACTACTCCGTCCCATAACGAGACGGACAAGTAATCAACGGAACTATTCGGACGTATATTGCACACGCCACTTATTATCGGCGGCAGACAGCCGCGTCGGCTTGGTCCGTATTTTGTTGTAGGTTGTTTTTCATCCTACATAATACTATAGATTTAGTTATACAAATGGTCTATTTGTTATATAGAAAAAAAATCCCCATTTTTGGTAGCGCCACGCGCCATATTATCGGCAAACAACGTCCTAGTCCGATAATTTCCACGTCCGGTTTCCAATGCCCTATAATATCCCCGTTTACAGCTTAGTCCGAGAAAAACACGTTATTATACGGCCAAAACCGCGATTTTATCGGAAAATCCTATAATATAGGTTATGCTAGTCCTATAACAGGGTCCTATAACTCGCTTTTCCACGATAATGGGGTTTTTATCGGCCCAAATGGAGTAAAATCTAGTCTGATAAGTTAATTCTGATAAGAAATGGCGTTTCTGCGCCGTAAAGCACGATATTATCGGCCAATACACACAAGGTAAACTGGCTATCGGAATTGTCCCATAATCGCCACCGCTCAACGTCCAATAACACAAAACCGGAATCGTCCTATAACGCTCATCGCGCACCGCCCTTCGTCCCATAACTCGAATCTCGGCGCAAAAATATAGGACCGAAATTGCGCATGTTCCGGTCCCATAATGATTGGTCCGCTATCTTTGGTAGAATGGTATTCGGACCAAACCCATTGCGTCCGTATAACTTTTGATCGTCGGATCGTCGTCCGATAAGATACACGGCTCAGGTTGGATTATCGGATGTCCATCGTGATGTCCGATAACTTTTCCGCCAGTCGGCCAACAATCAAGCTCTACTTTACTTCCGATAGGTATCTTCGGCATGTTATCACCCCTAGAAAGTGGCCGTTATCGGAACATTCTGGATCGCCTGGTCCAATAACCTTTGGTCAAACGTCCCGACCGTATCGGACGTATCCGTGTCCGATAACAGCAGATGTCCAAGATACCCATGTTCACGTCCGAGAACGTCCTTCAGTGCTACTTTAGCCCGCGCTTTCGTGGTCCCAAAAGCACACGTCCCATAAAGCCGACTGTGGAATGGTCCAATAACCTCGGCGTACCAGAACGTCCGAGAACCAACTTTGTGCTTCTTGTACCAATAACGTACCGTCCGCTTTTTCGATACATTATACAGCACGCCATCTTCCGATAACGTCATTTTCCCGGTTTGCCCGATAACATTGCGTCCCATAGTTCTCCCCCTAAATAGTGGTCCGAAAATCCAATGCTTTATACTACATTAAACTATAGCCTAGTTATCCTGGAAGTCAAAATGTTATACAAGTTTATTTTCGCCGTTCTGCGCCTGTCAGCCACGATATTATCGGCAATTTACGTCCCGGTCCTATAACCTACGAAAACGGACCTTCCCGATAATAGATTGTTATCTACGTTATTATTGGCACGTCCTATAACAAAGCAAGACAAGGAAAGTCCCATAACCGTTCACCACCATAAGTCCTATAACAAATCCCAGGTCGCGAGGCATCGTCCTATAACTCGGAGGTCCTATAATGTCCCCTTTGGTGTCCTGCTGCGCTGTATGATATTATTTGCACTGGTCGATAATAACCTACAAAAATGCGCACAAACCAAACAAAAACACGGAACGCCCGATAATCGCTCACGGCCCAAGGTCCTATAATTTATCCTGGGCGCAAAAGAAAAAGGCCCGATAATATGGGCCTGTTGCTCATGGTCCGATCATACTTCGTCCGGTAAATCCCATTCGAATGTTCCGATGTCACAGTCCGATAATGGTAGGTGGTCCATGCTGTGGTCCGGTAATCTGCCACTCGATACAATTTTTTCCAGTATCGCATGTTCCCATAATATACCTGGGGATTCAAGTATCGCTTGAAACTCAGCTTGAGTAGTCCTATATCGCGCCATGTTATCGCTCCTTACCACATGCAGATTGTTATAAGACCAAACCACCAAATGACCCGTAACCAGAACCACATCTCACGTCCCATAATCAAACCTCCCGCACATCGTAGTTATAGGCCGTGAATCGCTCAACACGCACGATACGCCATCCTAGTACCCTATAATCGTCCAAAGCATCGGCTAAGCCATCGGCCAACAATCGTGTTCGTCGGATATAGCCAACCGCCCTAGAATACAGCGTAACTTCAACCATCTCAACGTCCGAATAAACTAGCATGTTACTTGCCCCCCTTAGTTATCGGCCAATCATACCACTTGCCGTCAATACCCGATAATACGCTCAGCACACAACCGTCTGGAAGAATGTCCGATACTGCACGGATAGGGACCAATAACGCATTCCAGCCGCACTTGAATTCTGGCGAATAGTGGCGTGAACCACCGATAAGTATGGAATACTGTCTCGGTCCGATAGCGTTAGGATCGGCATTCGGGTCACACTTACGTCTGATAACTTGTTCTGCCGTTGTCATGGTTATCGCTCCCTACAGTAGTCCGCTAATATCGTCCCAAACAAACCAAACCCAAACAGACCCGATAACAACAGCACCAGCACCGATTAGTCCGATAGTCAGCATTAGAGTACCCTCCGTCCGATATTGCGAGTATGCGAGCACCAACCGAAAGAACGTCCGATAGCAACCAAGGCCCCGATAACAACCATCGTCCCGATAACCAGCATACCATTGTCAAGGTCCGAGAAGAGCCAATTTGCCGCATCGCTGATTAGTGTCTGATAATCCATAGTGTTACCCTCCAATACAGTATAGAATCCGCATCGGTCGAAAGCAAGAACAAAAAGAAAAAAGATAGGTCCTATAACATGCTTGTTTCCCTTGCCATGTCTGGCAAGCTTATCTTCATGGTCCGATAAGAGTATGTAGTCCGATAATCTGCTCAGGTGGAGAAGGTCCTATAACAGGGGATGCGGGGTTTTTTGTTCCCGTCCGATAACTGGGTGGGGTCCGATAACGCGGGGGCCTTCACACTAAGCCAGACCAATTTTGAAACTACCTACAAAAAAGATAAATTTATCACCCACACCTTTCCCTCATCTTTCCCTCAAAAAAAACAGAACAACCTCACCCTTTCTTCGTATAACGTATCATGAGGAACCGAGTTGTTACAGACAGGCAGGTCGCAGAGATAAGGCAGCACTGGACCAAGGGAGAGCAGGTTAAGGAGCTAGCGAAGAGATATGATTTATCTGTTCGCACTATAAGCAGGATTATCAACGGAGGAGGTCGCTTCTCCAAGCCACGTCCAACCAGGGACCTTTCGCTGTCTGGCATTGTGGTAAAGGACATACCGGGATATCCTGGCTACAGGGCCGATTCAGAAGGCCACATCTGGGGCAAACGTGGTCGCCGTCTTAAGTGGCAATACGATAAAAAAGGTTATCCAAGGATCACCGTGAGCCGGGATAACAAGCAACATGTACACAAGCTCATTTGTATTGCTTTCCACGGACCAAGGCCAGATGGTCTAGAGTGCAGACATCTAGATGGGAACAAGAAAAACTCAAATCCAGACAACTTGGTGTGGGGAACACAGGCAGAAAATCAGGCTGATGCAAGGCTGCACGGTGCCGACATTATCGGGGCAAAACTGAATTACGCGAAGGTTGGTAAAATAAGAGAATTGTCAAAGCAGGGTCTGACGATTAACGAATTGGCCGAGATATATGGTGTCACACCCTCCAACATCAGCCATATTCTTCGCGGTATTACCTGGAGACATGATCCACGAGGGGAGTGACCTTTCTGAAGCGCCAGAATCAATCGGATTATCGGGATAGAAAAAGATCGAAAAAAAAATCAGAACAGCCACGGCTGTTCGAGGTATAACATACTAGTGGCGAACAGGTTCACCACGGGTTGGAGTCACAACACGCTTCATTAACCCTTTGGTGTTTGGCACCTTTAAGGAAAGGATACGAGGAAATGAATATCCACAAATTGGGAAGTGAAGGGAAGCCCGCAACCGCAGAGGAAATTAACCAATATCCGGTCAAAGAGATCGGCATTGTGCGAGATTGGCTTAAGGCCCAACCTTCTGATAGCGTGGAGTGTCCATGTTGTGGCAGGACTAAAGATGAAAGTCATCATACGAATGTATCAGGGTGAGTGATACTTGACCTGATGGACTTTTGGTGTCTTGCATAGAGGGAAAAAAATGACAAGACCTGATACAATAAGACTTTCTATTATCCTAATCAGTACGTTCATCTTATGGGCTCTTTTCCTCTCATGGTTTTTGCCGATCGCCCATAATATATTCAACTCCGATGATTCAACAGCCTTCGAAGTAGTTTGTGTATTCGGCATGTGTTCATATGCGGTTTTATGTGCTATCTCCGTCTTAGGGTTTATCGAATTCCACAGTGCCCACAGTCGCGGTGTAATATTTACCTTCGGTTTAGATGAAATAGGTAAACACAATCGAAGGATTGTCGGCGATCTTATTAGGTTATTGATTGGTGTCGGTCCCGCCCTATGTCTAGGTATCGTTGTTTTACTATTCAGGGTTCTTCGGTTCGTTATGACTGGGAGTTTTGGAGGTAGGATGAATGAGTAAAAAATTCCAGTTACTCATATTTCTGATGGCAATTGCTGGTGCCTACTTGATTGCCACTAATGGGTTTGTTCCATGGGTTAAGTATCAATTGGGCGGAAATAAAACCGCAGTTCTAGGGGAAAGGTGATTCGATGAGCCTTGCATTAAGTGGGTCGAAGTGACTGAGGAGAAGTTCAACCGCGAGATGTACGGAGATTGAGATGGAGGTTATAGTTTCATTACAGTTTGATGTTGGCGTTGGACCAGAGATAGAATTGAATACACTTTATAGGGTTCAGGTCCAGGATGCCCTTAGAGAAGTTGTAGCAGATCATGTCGTTAATAATATAATCGATCCCCGTCTTAAACTGCTGGGTTCTAAGGTTGGCGGGCATGTACCGCAACGACATGTTTTCCCGGAGATGAATTGATGGGTGAATGTGGGTGTACAAGTGGGAATCGTCTCTATAGACTCAAGGCTCCGAAAGGATACTATATTTTGCAGATGAATCCAGGTTGTGATTATTGTGACGTTGGTCCATCGATCTTCATATATACCCCTGAAGAGGCTGCTTCGTTCTTGATGGATGAGATAGATCATTTGCCGGATTTGCCATTTAATTTTAGATGTGCAGTTATTAAGGCAGGGCCAGATAGGGCAGAGTTGATGAAAGCCGCGACAGAGACGATGGTTGGGGCCGAAACAGAAGATGGGAAAATCGATGATATACTAGCCGAGATTCTTGCAGAAGATTTGTGGAAGTTTAAGCTCTTACAACCTCCGTCTGTTGTGCCATCTGGGGAGAAGGGATGATGGACCCGCATAATGAATGTACCTTACTGGATATCGTGTACAGTGTCATAGGGATTATCCTTATTGTTTGCCTCATGATCATTGTGGCAAGTTTTGGTGGTTGATGCGTGATTATTTTAGAAGCCTCTAACCGTGGTCTCAGCTATACTATCTATCGAGATGATATTTACCTTGGTTCCCTCTTGTTCGACAGTGATACCGAGTCGTTCCAAGTTCGCCTGGATAGTCGTCCATATTGGGTTACCACTAGTGATCTGAAGGTAATATCTAAAAGGGTTAGTGAGCTTGAGGAGAGGTTAAGGTGTGAGTGATACAGTGATTGACAATTCTCTATGTCCCAAGTGTGGTGGGCTTATAGTACAAATGTATTATTCCTTGTCTGTGGACGGTGAGCAGACCGTGAACTTTGAATGCGTGAATAGCCACGAATGGAATGGATGCAATCCAGAAATTATACAGCCCGAAGGGTCTGGCGACGATTCGGTCGTCGCAGAGGATGTTGATGCAATGCAACGTAGGTTAACGTACGAGAATCTTAGGGAAGTTTTTGGTTAGGAGAAAGTGAGATGAAGACTCAGCAGGAAAAGACACGACCACATCTACAGAATCATGAGAATGCCCAAAAGGTCATTGAGTGGATGCACGCAGACAATCGGTCAAATCCAGATATCAGTGAGGCCATTTTTGCTGTGTTTGGTGTGACGTGGTCCAGTGCTCGCATTGGTACGTATCGCAGAAAGCGGTTTGGGAGTAGCCATGCCGACAGTTCTACCAGGAAGTCCGATTCTAAGGTGTATACCCAAGACGGTCTTGCCGCACAAGTTGTTGGCATGAACAGAGTCGCTCGGTATTTTAACGAGATTACGCTTGATCCTAGCGATATGTCATTTGGTGATTTGTGTGAATATACTGCTGCATTTTTCGAGGATTTAGCCAATTTCCCTAGCAAAAGATGTAATGCTAGAGGGGAGAAGATACGTGCTCCACAGCAGTGGTGGAATACCGCCAAGGGAGCAGCGAGAATATGGGGACGAGCGCATGATAGATGTACGACGACGAGGAAAGAACTAACTGAATCTCAAAAGCTCGCTTATGATTACTGTGCCATATTGTGCGAGAAGATGCTTGTCGATGATAATAGTGATTATGGCATTGTATATCACAAATATCGGAAGTGGCGAGATGTCTTTTTGGGAACCAGGAGTTGATGATGGGAGACATACAAACTCCAGAGTGTGATAAACTTCACGCCATTGCCGACAAGAGTCAAGTTGTCGGCGAATTCATTGAGTGGGTGCGAGAAAAACATGGTGTCCATATGCCGAAGTCCATTGATGATCTATTGGCTGACTTTTTCGAGATAGATCAGAATAAAGTTGAGCAGGAAAAGAGGGCGATACTTGAATCGTTAAGGAAGAGACAGACCGATAACTGGCAAAAATAATTCTGATTTATTCACGAACAAAACCCAGGTTTGATGGTATAACGTAGTAGTTGCGATGGAGATTCGAAATGCTTTACGAACCAGAGAGTTCCGCCCTGACCATAGTGAGGAAGCTAGACGACGAAGAGGCCAAAAACAAGAATCTACGTCGCTGGCTAACGGTTTGTGTTGTTGGCTGGTCAATCACCCTCATTGCTGGTCTCGCACTTTTGTGGTCCATCGGGACCGTTACGGCACCGCCCGATTTTGGATCGGCTTATTCGGAGGAATATCATCGTGGAGATTAGAGAGGCTGTAAGTAATAGGACAAAATGCTTACATTGTGACGAACGGGCTACATGGACTATCGCTATCGCGAATACGGTGATCCCGCTGTGTGATTCCTGTTGTGATGAGTTGAGTCAGATAGCTGGAGACAAAGGTAGTACTCATGCATCTATGGTCCGGATTGCCGAGATAGTTGCTCTCTGGAAGGTTGGCCGAGATGGATAAAAACGATCTAAACATCAATCATTGGAAAATTAACTGCTTCAAAGAAGTTGTGTCCACGAAGAAGCTCCAGGCTATTCTGGATAGACATGGATCATGGGTTTTCCGTCATGGCCAGAGGGCTACCATTAAGTCTAAGAGAATCGGACCTGGGCGATATGAGGTGTGGCTAGAGAATGAGTGAATACCAGAGACATAAATGCTTTTGCTGCAATCGACTGATTGAGGTTGAGGCCGAAGATAATCCCATGATTATTGGTCCAGCATATAATGGGTTGGTTTTTAGGTCCTTCGGCAATTTCGGCTCTACCTTCTTCGACCCAGGACCTGACACCAAGGGACAGGCATGTTTGCAGATTCTCGTATGCGACGAGTGCTTGCACAAGAAGATTCGGAAAGTGGGACACCTTAAGGATATAACCACAACGACTACGGCAGAATTGCAGCAGCTTGGGGAGGCTAAAGATGTTAAGGGTTGATGCTCGGGAAAATGCCTTCGCCGCTTTGAAGATGGATACGAGGTGCAATGTTAACAACCAAGAAGCCCAGACAATCGATTATAGACGAAATCTGTCGGATGAAGATAGAATATTCGCGACAAACCGGCAACCGTCCTACTATTGTTTGCCTAGATGCTTATGCCGAACTGAGACTAACAAGCTATATCATTGATCAGATCGAAGAGGAAGAGCGTAAACCAAATTCCTACAAAAACATGTTCTGGTGGCCCCATACTGTTAAAGACATCATGAAGAAAGGTATTCGTGATTTGAAATTTAGCATTTATGGGTTAGAATTACGGTTTGGATGTTCGGAATTCAGAATAGGTACTTTTTGGGATGGATCGCATTTTGGCTAGAAACAAAGCACCGATATACCGAGAAGAAAATGTGGTTTGTAATCCCGTCCTCATTAGACAACTTTATGATGCAGCAGAGCGACTTGAAGAAGCCATGAAAGCTACTGTGCCAATTTCGAGAGGTACCACGAAAATGGGCTTTGGTGTATCCAAAACCCAGAAGGACATTGCTGCTGATGCTGTTATATCTATAGCTAGAGCTATTAAGTCACTGAAAGGCTGGTAATGCACACCGAAACCTGGTATAAAATTTGGTGCGAGGGGTGTGATACTCCGAATTGGTTGTGCGACGGGGATACTGGTGATCTGACAGCACCAGACCTGGAAGGGTTTCAGTGTTTTAATTGTGGGAATAGGCATGAGTTCCCAGAAGGATATCCTCAGTCAGATGAAATTGATTATCAAACTGGTTTGGAGAAACCACAATGACCATAAAAGGTCCTAGAACGAAAATGGTTTACTGGAGAGGTGGATCGATAGAGTTTTGTGACCAAGACAATCTTGGCTTAAATAGCACTTTCCCCGCCGATCCTCCGTGGTATATTGTTAGATATCGCGGGTTGTTTTGGGATAGGGATAAATGGTGTTACCTGTGGCTGGATTATGCTGGTCCTCCACAGATATTTTTGACCAGGAAAAGAGCCGAACAGGCAGCTAAAGATTTTCGGAAGCAATATGGTGGTGGTGAGCAATACGGTAATGGTCCGTTGAAGGTTGAAGTTGTTAAAGTTGTTCCAGTATAATCGATGAAGATTACAGCAAAGCATATTGTTGAACCGGAACGTGGCTTTGTTTTTGCTATTGGCTGGAAACAACATTCAATTGGTTTGTGGATCGGTTATGGCAAACCTATTTGGTGGAAACCGAGACTTATTGGTCGCGGTAGTGCTAAGTACGGTTTTGGGGCTGGTTGGTTAGCTTTGTGTTGTCGTATTCAGGTGCGATAGGAATTTTTGGAGAAAAAAGATGAACGTTGGTGATAAGGTGTGTATTACGAAGTGCGATGGTTGTCCGAAGGTGGTCGGGAAGACTGGAAGTGTCAGCGAAGTTAAGGATGGTTTTGTCGGCGTGAGATTTGGTCGTGGTCGGCCACCGGCTGGTCGTCCCAATTTCTTTCCCACGGTTGATGTTGCCCCAGTCACAGAAGGAGAAACGTCGAATGATTCGTAAGCTTGCTATTTTGTTTGGGTCCTGTGTGTTGGCTACTGGGACGTGTGCTGTTGAATCCTGGAAATTGGCCGTTGGTCCAGTTGTAAATGGCGAGACGGTATATGGTGGTGTAGAGCTTGAGCTTCGGAATGGCTTGGATTTGGTAATCCCCGTGGCTCCTCTTGGCGACAGTCTTGGTAACGGTTGGTTGGGCGACTAGTTAAATGGAGAATCGGCGTATGAAGATCAGTAAGGTTATTGTTGGACTGCTGGCCTGTTGGTGTCTTGCTGCTACTCCTAGCGTAGCTGAGGCTTGTCACCACAAGATTACTTCTGTATCACTTGATCCGGTTACTGCTTGTCCCGGTGATGAAGTTCAGGTTACCGTGAACGTAGAACTATATGGCAAGTGGTACAGTGTCCAGAAGTGGAAGAGTACTAGTATCGACGGGGTTTGTTATGATAATCCCAATCACTATAGCAGTGATGGTCGCCAAAATTTCACTGAAGTTTTCACCATGTTGGCTCCCGGCACTCAGGGTCTCGGCAACGTTCAGGTCAAGACTTTTGCTGGAGAAAACTGTACCAGCCACAAGAAGACCGTCAATGTTGATTTAACTGTCATTTATTGTTGTCCGCAGTGCGAGGATGGCGATGATTGTACCGTAGAACAGGGTGATGGATTTGTGGCTATTACCTGCGGTGAGACAGTAGCATACCTATACGATGGTGAAGACGGCACCGATGGCGATCCCGGTCCTCCCGGTCCTCCGGGTATTCCTGGATTTTCTTGTTCTGTCGAGCAGGATGGTCTTTGCGCTCACATCTCCTGCGAAGATGGTACCAGTGCAACGGTTTGCGATGGCGAGCCGGGTGAAGATGGCGAATCTTGCTATGTTGAGCAAGACGGTGATTGTGCAGTTATTACCTGTGGTGACGATACCTCGACCACTGTTTGTGATGGCCAGGATGGCGATGATGGTCGCGATGGAGACTCTTGTTGGGTAGAGAATTTCCCACGAATGGCTGTTATCCATTGTGGCGAATCTACGGCTACCGTGGTAAATGGTCTGAACTGCTGGGACCTTAACGGAAATCGGCGACGGGATTTCTGTGCTCCCCGGTTACGCAGGATGTTTGATGGGGAATGTCCGGATGAGTTTTTGATGGAATATCAATGTGAGCTACCAGATGGCCTGACGAGCAAGGCAGTCCAGATGGCCAAGACGTATGAGGGTTCGGTTTGCGAGACCGATGTTGGCTGTGTTGAGTACGTTTTCAGTATGACCGATTTGGACTACACAGTGGCTGAAGAGGTATGCAATTTCACGGAAGATACTAATGCTGATGGTTCTGTGGACGTGCTTGACTGCCGTGGTGATGATGGTGCTGATGGCAGTGATGGTGTAGATGGTCAGGTGGGATCGACCGGCTTGCAAGGTGAGCCCGGTATCCAGGGTCCTGAAGGTCCGGCTGGTCCGCAGGGAGATATCGGTCCAGAAGGTCCTCAAGGACCAGTAGGAGAACCGGGTCAGAATGGCGTTGATGGTGAAGGCTGTGAAGTAGTAGATAATCTAGATGCTACCTGTACTGTGGTGTGTGGGAAATCGGAAGTTATCGTGCATAACTGTGGAGAAGGTGCTGAACCGGTTGAGGAGGTGATCACCGATCTAGTTCCAGAAGAGGCTCCCACTACTGGTGTTTGTGGTGCTTTCGGAGGGATTTCGCTTGTCGCGATGCTCCCACTTTTGGGATTGATGAAGCTTAGGTCGCGGAAATATCATCTCTAGATGAAGTGAGGTCCCCCGACCGGGGGACACCGATTTGATTCGGCACTTTGGAGGAAAGATATGGGTAAGCCCGTGGATATAACTGGACAGCGGTTTGGTAGACTTATCGTTGTTTCAAGGACTGATAATGCCAAAGGTGGCCACACCAGATGGCTGTGTAGATGTGACTGTGGGACAAAAAAGGTAATATCTAGTTGTAATCTCAAAAGCGGTCATACCAAAAGTTGTGGCTGTTTGCAGAAGGAAAGGTCTATAGAAGGTTCGACCAAACATGGTCATACCAGTGGTGCGTTTACTAGCCAAACATATAATTGCTGGGTTTGCATGATTTATAGGTGTAGCGACTTAAGCAATAAACATTATGGCGGTCGAGGGATTATGGTGTGTCGACGATGGAGAAAATTTGAGAATTTTCTTAAAGATATGGGGGAGTGCCCAGAAGGACACTCGATTGATAGAATAGACAATGATGGTAATTATGAACCAGGAAATTGCAAGTGGGCGACTAGGCAAGAGCAAGCCAGGAATAAAAGAAATAACCACTTAATTACACACGATGGGAGAACACAATGTTTAACAGACTGGGCCGAAGAACTGAACATTAATGTCTACACACTATCTTTTAGGCTCAACGAGGCTAACTGGCCCACAGAAGAAGCCCTTACCACTCCCGTTGGACAAAAGAGAGCCAGTCAATGTCAAAAGAAATAGCTGAAGTGAGTCTCATTTTCAGGGGAGTCGATGCGGAGAAGAATGCCGAAGCGTTCATGTCGTATATGGATACAATAGACGGCATCTATCACACGATAGATGGGATTAAGCACGCTGGTGGCTGCATCACACACATTCTAGATGATCCGGATCAGCGACTAATAATCTTGGATGGTGATGGACCGGATATCATACCGGATGGCGAATAGTTTCTTAGTAGGGAGTATGTAATGAAAAAATTTATTGTGGGATTGGTTCTTGCGATTTTGATGGGGATTGCTAGCCCCGGTTTGGCGGTGGACAGTTGTGCAGAAGATACTTATGGGAATTATCATCATTTATCGTCATGTATGATGAATGACGACAGTACTGGTAAAGAACGATTTGTCGTGACGTACTTGAATGACAGTAGCAACAACTATTATGCGGTAGTTAAAACGATTCAGTCTGATGGTAGCATTGTTAGTGGTACGACTAGTTCGGCATGGTCGACCAAGGGGACTTTTGATGAAGATGATCATGAAATAGACGCACATGCGATTGACATGCTGACCGATAACAAGTTTATCCTTGTTTATCGCAAGGCCGGTGCGTCTACCAATTATACAACTGCTGTAGTCGGTTCCATTTCTGGTCTAGGAAGTAGTGCCTCTATTAGCTTTGATACTACGAACCAGTATCAAGGCGACTATACCTATAATCTCTTCCATCTTGATGTCGCTGTCCTGAGTTCCACCAAGTTTGTCGTTGGTGGTCGTGCTAGATATTACGCATACAGTGGCCGAGCCCAAGCATTTGTGGGGACTGTTAGCGGTACGTCCGTGACTGGGTTTAATTCTCTTGATGTTATCCCGGATGATGGATCGAACCTTAATCGTACAACCAATTTTCATGTGATTAAGAAGCTGGATTCCGACAAGTTTATTTGGGTTTACCGTAGGTGTGAGGTTGGCGCGGATACTCGTGCTATTGTCGGCAACGTTGACGGTAACGACGATATTACCTTCGGAGATCAAGCCTATTTGGGTATTGATGATATTCAGGGACGAGACGTAGCGGTTCTAGAATCCGATCGATTTGCTTTGGTCTATCGCGGTGACGAAACCGATGGCGATGATACCCATGCTGTCCGCATTCAGATTGGAGAAATTGACGGCAGCGACGACATTACTTTTGGAAGCATAGCGACGATTAGCCAGGAACACGATGTTTCATCTGCTGATTGTTATCAATCTCACGGTAAGCTGCCAAAGGTCGCTGTTCTAAGTGGTGATAGTGGTTCTGATGATGGTGTTCTGAATGTAGTTTTCTCTGAAGAGAATTATTGCGGGTGGCACGGCCAAGTATATACTTGTACGGTCACTAATGGAACATCTACTACTATCACCTGTGATTCTGACTATGAGATGATTATCGACACAATATATTGGAGAGACATGGAATTCGACAACATTTATACAGTCGATACCGATAATTTTCTTACGGTTAGATATCAGGATTTGTCTCCGCAAGTAGCTTATCATGTTCCCTGGTGTCTCGTTGGAGGGTCTGACTCGGAAGACTGCGTCGACATAGACGATCCAGCATCTCCCCATCACTATCAGAAGAACAGATATATTTCTTTTGCTCCAGGAACGACTTCTAATGAGGTTGCTATCCAGATCGAAATGACTGACTCAGAATATTTCCCAGAAGAAGAAGGTGTTCTCGGGTGGGTTGGCGAACCCGATGTAGATAATGTGTCTACTGTTGTTTCCACTCCGTATTACTCAGATTCCTGGCCGAGCGTTGTACACGTTGGCGATTGTCACATCGTTCCGGTAGCGACCTACATGCTATATACAACGAAGGACGCCGAGGTTTTCGACGATGGCTTTGGGGTGTCCACAATCAATAAACCCGGCAGTTATTACTGGGCGGATATTGTTGGCTCTAAGTCTGGCGGGGCGTGGAGTGCGCCTAATGGTGTTGTGAATATGGATGACGTTACCGCTGCGGTTGAGATATATAATGATGTTAGTGGTCATCCACATTGGACATGTGGGGATTTAGACCCGGAGACTCCGAATAAGGTCGTTAACTTTAGCGATATTCAACAAATTGTTCTTTCATTTACCGATTACGACGAATACCCCCATACGTTCTGCGAGGAATAGATGAATACCGGCTGTAGGCACCAGAAGAAGAAGAAGATTTACGCACCGCATTGGGCGTGTCACTGCCAAACTGGGCAGATTGTGGTATACTGGTGTCCGTCGTGTGGCAGCATTGGTCGCAAAGGTGTATACGAACGGTATGCCACTTGGGAAAAACCACAGAAAGGATAATGTGTTGATATGGTCGAGGAACTAGAGAAGCTACCAAATGGGGCAACACTATTTCGTAGGCCAAATGAGGCGGGTGGCTTTACGTATTTTTCAGACGAAATTGCTGGCGGGGTTACGGTTTGGGATACTTGTTTAGTTAATGAGTCTACGTTGATAGCTGCAATCATGCATGAGACTATCAGGAAGGGAAGGATCAGAGGCATACCAAAGATTTGGCCAATAGTACCGGTTGATAGCGATGTGCCATGTACCGGTACCGTTCCGCAGCCAGGAGATTATCCAGAAAGTGGGTTTTGCTAATGGCCGAGAAACTTAGTACACAAGTGGTCGTTGGAGATGTGATTCTGTTATCGGAAGACGACTGTTCGAAGTTACCTAATGTCTCTCCTGGGAAATATGTCGTTGAAGACGTTAGAGACCTGGGGGGCAGGACAGTGAAGACTCGCATGTTGAATCGCGATGGGACTTTTAATCTGGATAATCCGACTGCCAAATTTCATCAATGTCCAGGGTATCGAGATTCGGTTCAAGCTATCAGGGTCGTTGGCCATATGCAGAGGATATTCGTATGAAGCCAGAATGGTGGATTCAAACTAACATGGACGGGGTAGATACCTCGGAGATGGTTGCTGAGGTCCGTAGGCAGGACATGGAAGCTGTCCCAGTGGAGTTTAGCAATTTGGACCCAATACGCATACCATCTACTACTGCGTGGCCGGTCGTCTGCTATGGAGATATAGATTTTATCAGATATGTTCGCAGATATGCTCCATGGGTTCCGGGTGCTTTTGCCAATTTTGACAATCTGAAGTGTAGTACGTACTATGCGTATTTGGGCAAACACTTGCTGAATCAAGATTACCGAATGATGCCACTTGGAGAACTATTGAGGCTCGGGAACAAGAATACATTCCCAAGAATGCGTGGATTTTCTCTATTCGTTAGGCCAGATAGCGGTACAAAACCATTTACTGGACAAATAGTTGAAAGGTACGATGATGCAGAACAGCTTTTGCAACAAAATTCGCCGGAGGAACTGATCGTTGTCTCTACTGCCAAGATGATAGATAAGGAATGGCGATTTGTGATCTGTGAGGGTCGTGTGGTAACCGGATGTGGGTATTTGCCAGAAGAAAACGATACGGTTCCTATTGGTGTCTGGCGGTTTGCCCAACAGATAGCATCCGAAAGTTGGCAACCAGATTTGTGTTATACTATGGACATATGTCAGTGCGGCGAAGATTTGTTTCTTTTGGAAATTAACAGCCTTAGCTGTGCTGGGTTGTATAAGTGTTATATGCCTAATGTTGTCAGGGCGGTTAGTAGGGCAGCATGTAACGAATGGAATGAACACTACGATTCTTTGATCTAGAAAGGATGTCTATGCTTATCAAGCTTTTTGGCAGCAACAAAAAGATGTGTGATTTCTATATCGGGGGGCCAATGCGTGGCTACAAGGACCTAAATAAGGCGATGTTTGCGTTAGTGGCTCGTCTTATTAGGGATAGCGGCTTTTCAGTCTGGAGTCCGTCGGAGCACAACAGCTACCTAGAACTTTCTTTTGCAGAATGTATGACTGCCGACCTGAATGCAGTTATTAATGATTGTCGCAAGATTGCCCTGCTCCCTGGTTGGAAGGAATCTCTAGGCGCTAATATGGAAGCTTTTGTGGCTTTTGCGTGTGGGAAGGAAGCTGTGGAAGTTGTATTGAGCGAAGATCGGATGAGCGTTGGATTAGTGCCATTCGATCTGGCCGACTACTGCTTACCATACAAGAGAGATCACGATCGTAGATTTAATCCACACCAGTGTTCACTGGACTCTTTCGGTACGAGCGGTGGAGCCGATGCCTGATTATGTCTGTGTGTCCTCTTCGTCGTCTTGCTGTACGTCATCTATTATTCGTTTTCTCAATGCATCTGCTTCTCTTCTGGTGGCCTCAAGATCGAATAACACATATTGAACCAATATCCTGAGCTTCTGTAGTGAGTCTTCCAATTTGTTGGCATTGCGACTGATTTCGTCGTGTCTCTCTTGGGTCTCTTTAACCAGTGGGGCAAGTTTTGCCTGTTGGTCTTGAGGGAGACCGGCAATTTCTTTTATCAGTGACTTTAGTCTTTCGTTGATCGCAGCTTCATCCATTGCTCTTTGCATCCTTTCGAGGCCCAAACAACCTCTAGCTTGTCGTAGGAAACGATATCATCCGCCACTATGGTAAATCTTCCGAATCTTTTTTTGCCCGGTATCGTGCCACCGATACAGACGTTTACCAATTCGGTACAACTGAACCTCAGTGTTCCCTTGAAATCGAAGGCGAAGTCGTAGTCGCTGCCAACCGCCTTCATGGCTTTGCTGACAGCTAATGCTGCACAATGTGATGGAGGCCGCAATATGACAACGTGGTCGGTCCTCATAAAATCTATAAGGTCTTCCTTGATTACCCCATCGCTAACAGCATGAACCACCTGATTATCTCCCACGTATATACCTCCATGGTTAAACCAGCCTGGTATTAGCCACTTGTCGACGTATCCCTCGAACCTACGGATCAGAATGTCTCCAGGCTTGATTACTGCTGCTGCTTCTCGATATTGTTTTCCCTTGAGTCTGAAGGACGTTGCGTTGACGGTAAACCAAAATGGATGCCATATGCCAGCCCACTTGATATCGCCTATAAAGCGGAATACTATCTTTTTAAGTTTGTACCAGAATGTTTCCTTCATAGCTTATCACCACCTACTTATACACTTTCGTGGTCGGTGGCCAACGATTCCCATTTGTCATCTGAGGAATCAGCTTTTTTATGACATTTTTTACACAAGAAAACTAGGAGAAATGGGCGGTTATGGTCGGGGTGATGGCCTTCTGTGATACATTCCGTATAACAGACTTCGCATTCTAGAGGAGGAACGATTTGACCAGACTTGATGGCCTGACGCACAAGGGACCGTGCGGTGTTTTTCTCCGGGAATTTTTCTTTGTCTCGCCTTGTGTTAGCCGCGTTTTTGGTGGTAGGATCACAGCGTCTTTGTTCGTTTTCTAACTTGGAGGCGCAGGATCGTGAACAACAATGCTGCTTACCCCCCCTTTCGGTTTGATTAATTCTTTTTGTTGCCTTTTGGAATCGTTTGCCGCACCATGCACATTCAACCGTTTGGCTACTTGGCATCTTTGGTCTCGCGAAAATTGCCATGATATTCTTGGTAATATCGCTTTATATACTCGTTAGACCAGAAGGTTTCTGCCATTACTCTGTGATATAAACGCCAGATATCCTTGATGGACGCCCTATTGGGGAGGCTACTTTCTTCTTCAGCGATGACTGCTGCTTCGTCGAGTGAGTCATAGAGAAGTACCACATCTCGCAGAGGTATCTCTCCCCGCTTGATAGACAACAACTGTTCGCAGTTCGGTCTTGGGAACGTCATTTGTCCCGTAGCCATTAGCTCCGCTAGTTGGCCCAATAGCCTTATAGAATGGCAAGCACTAGAAGTGCAGTATCCGAATCGTTCAATTTGTTCTTTCCTTTTGGCACCCAATTTGCGACGAGCCGGTCTTATTTCTCTTGGGTGGTGTAGGAAAAGCAGGCGTATTACTTCATCCATCTCTGGCTTAGGCAGCATGAATGTTTCACGAATATTTTCTATCACCTGATCTTCGGTCGGGGTTCTTTTGACTGGTACTAATTGTGTACCGGTAACTTTTCTCCACTCTGAATGTGCATATCCCCTAATGCGTCTTGCGAACTGCTTACATGCGAAAACATCTCGGTGGGCTAAAACCATATTTCCAACAAAGCTAGCACTCTCTATGTTCTGCTCTGGGGCGAACAGAATTTCATATACAGCAGGGTCTCCAGCTATGAGTAGTTCAAAAAATCGTCTGATAGAGTATAGGACTATGTCGGGCTCTCTGACTATCTGATGGTCGAATCTTCTCAGCCCGATGAGGTACTCGATTGGTGGGACCACAAAGCCACGATAATCATAATCGCTATCGGGAGTAGAAGTGCCGTATAATCTAGAACCAGAAAGAACTTTGAGGTCCGGTTTGTTGAGTGTGGCTGCGAGGGCCTGTTCTGTGTTCATGAGATATGCATCTTATCCATTAGTCTGCGAACCTTCTCAACGCACTGTAGCTGTTCCCGCATATATATTTCGGCAAAGTCGTCGGGCTTTAACGGAGCCTGGGCCTCGAAGGTATAATCAATGAAACTTGCCTGGGGTAAAGCCTCTATTATGTATCGCTTTATTATGTCTATCTGACGGCACGGCTGGATTAGTAAAGTTACTGGTTGGGATGGGGGTAATTCCCCATGCTTTTGTGCCTGCTCCACCATAACCTTGTAGACACGTTCTATCGCTGCCAACTCGGTTAGAGCAAGCCAACGATTGGTCAGGAAACTAACCCATTCTCTAGTGTCGCTTGTGATCATCTACCGAATAGCCTCTGACTTCATCTCGTCGGCACAATCTCTAGCAAGACCCTGTAAATCCTCTTCTCTGTCTCTTAGGACCTTCAGGGTGAAACTGCGACGAATCTTATTGTATACTTCTTCATCTTCGTGTTCAACGAATGCAGACACGAACAATGTTTGTCGGAAGTATACTGTTTTTACTATCCAGTGACTCGGGAGATTTACCCATAATAGGTTGTCGAAGGTCTTGACAATTTCTGGTGTCTTTGTTACTTTTCTTCTTCTAGCCATTTCCATACACCACCCTCCGCTATAATTATACACCTTTGGCTAGCGACTATCGCCATCTCCCTTGAGAACACCCCTATCTTTGCGGTCTAGCAATTTATCTATATTTGCGGAACATATATCTTCCAGGGTAAAGCCACACAATATGGCCAAGGCTTCTATGTGCATTAGTACATTTGAAATTTGCGACATCATTGCGTGGGGACATCTATATAGCTGTTGGCGACTGTTATAGTATTTCACTCGCAATTCGTCTGCGACTAGGGCTACACTTTTGCTCATCAGCAACACGACTTTTGGCATCTCTAATAATCTGATAGATTTTTCCATAGCAGTATCGCGATCTTCGTATATCATCCCCAGCGGCAGTTCTGTATCACTACATATGTTGGCGACATACCAACAACAATCCCCGAGTTCTTTCATAATCGCTTCGCGACGTTTCGGGGTAATGACGCCATCGTCGTCACGGATAACCTTCTTTATCTTTTCTGCCACCTCACCACATTCGCCTATCAATCCAAGCGCGGGATATAGCATGGCTTTGTCTCTGGGATATATCGCCGTACTTTTGGCCAGTTCTTGGTACTCAAATAGGTTCACTTGTTGGCTCCTTGATTTCGGTGAGAATTTCTAACGTGTTTCCATATTTTCCCAGTGGCGATATACGAAATTGTCGATTGATCAACATTAAATAGTGCTGCTATTTCTCTTTGTAGCCATTTTTTACCAGCATGTCCATCTCTGCCAGATTGTAATAATCGCAATATCTGTAGGGCTTTCGTTTCGGTTAATTTAGACATCTTATTTTTTGCACCACAATTGTGTAGTCTAGAAAAAGTCCCATGGCGTATGGCATTTTGGGCATTCTCCGATTTTGTTCCCCATCGCAGATTGGTCAATTTGTTGTTTAGTCTGTTCCCGTCAGCATGTAGGCACTCCATGCCATCAGGGCAATTACCGACGAACGATTCAAGTACCAGCCTGTGGAGCTTTAATGTCTTTCTACGTCCGTTTTGGGATAATGTTACTTGTAAATATCCGAATTTATTCAGTTGGGGTTTTAAAATTCTTCCGGGGTAAGTGCTTGCACTACCTAGAATCCTCTTGATACGCCCCAGGCTAGAAATTGCATATGTTCCATCGTATCCCTTAACGTTTTTCCATAGTTCGGTCGACATTACTCATCCTCATCTGTTTCTTCTATTTGAACAATATTTCTACTTAATTTCATACCAGACTGCCACTTGGCGTTTTGTGTGTCGGTAGCATAGTACTTGTATGGGTCGTCCAAGCTTTCTAAAATCCAGTCGGCCAATCCAAAGTCGACTGCCTGTTCTGCATCGAAAAGACTGTCGTGCGAACATAGCTCTTCTATTTTCTTTAGTGTCATACGTGGCTTAGCAGCCTTCATTCTGCTGAGATATATCTCATACATATGTTTGCGAGATTTTGTCGCATACTTGGCCCATTCTTCTACTGCCTTGCATGTCCCGTAAAGATTTTCGGAACCATCATGTATCATGAATGTGCAATGCGGTGTTACGATCCTAGAGTCACACGATTGTATTATAATCGAACCCATACTCATTGCGTGACCCCAACAGATACCGTAAACATGCGACTTGGAGGCTCTGATTGCATCGTACATGGCCATGCCATGTTCCCAGCTTCCCCCTAAGTTATTCATATGGACTATGATGGGTTTACTTGAGAAACTGTCCGCATGGCAAATAGCTTTGACGAAAAATTCAGACATCAGACAGTCCGTTCCGGACTCGCCCCCCTCTTCGGTTTCGGGGTTATGAGAACCAACATAGATAAGTCTTCGGGATGGTAGATAGCTATAGTCGAACCACCTGTCTACGTCTTCTCTTGAATAATTACTCATCGACCTCTCCAGAGACTATCGAGACCAAAGACCCACCAATCCTACAATAATCGCATGGTTCATCGCTATCGGTGCAATTGGGGCACAGCATTTTTATTGGATTGTTTGTTATATATGCCTCAAGTATGTCTTTATTACATGTGTCACATACGACGACTCGACCGAAAAGTCGTTTGGAGAATCTATTGCATTCCGGCTTACCACAGATACTACACGTTTGATTGTTTCTCGATAACCTGTCGTATTTTATCAACCACCAATCGGAAATGGCTGTAATAAAGCTCGATGAAATCTCCACAAGTCCATGCATGTCCATCCATTATCTCCGGGTTACTGCGTATGACATGTGCCATTTCTGGCATTTGCATACAAAGTGCTTTTTGGATTTCCTGCTGCGAATCATAGGTGTCTGCATCGAAAATTATCGGGTGTCCAGTGGTCCTTTTGATTCTACTACTTAGTCCACCTGGTCGTTTGCTTGCCTTCACCCTGCTAATATGTTCGCCGGTTGCTATCAGGTCTGTCCAGTCGTCCAACAGCTTTAAAACCAAGCTTACGTCACACATAGTCAGTCTCCAAAATTTCTGCTGTTCGGGCAATAGTCGGCTCGCTTACTTCTGTTCCGACACAATCTAGCCCAAGTCGCTGACACACTATGGCCGTAGTGCCACTGCCCAAAAATGGGTCGAACACACGACCACCTGGGGGACAATGGCCTTTGACAATACGCTCCACTAATGCTTCTGGTAATTGGGTCGGACAATGTTTCCTTCTTTCCCTGAATGTACCACAAATCCTTGGGAATTCCCAAATGTTGGCTGGCATTTTACCGCCCTTCGCGGCTCTCTTATCCCCATACTTTGCTTGTCTTGCACTGGGCACTTTGATCTGGTCTACTCTAACGTAATCTGAATTTAACCAATAAACGGGACGATAACACAGACCGTACTTACCCCTACTTGTCTGATCTTGCCCAAATGTAAAGAACCACTGTAATCTTTGTATCAGCGGTATATCAAGCTTACTGATGATCATTTCCACTTCCCTGGTCCACTTTTCATTGAAAGTGAAAAATATTGGTCCCATAGTTATACTGGCCATCTTTTTGAGCCACATTTGTAGGTTTTCAACATACTGCCAGGAGGCGACGGCATCTTTGAAACCATCATATTTCAGACCTATATTGTCTGGGGGATCGCCCACGATTAAATCAACCTGGCCTATGTTGTCTGGCGAGATGTCTTCGAACTTACCGTGGATCAATTGAATCACTGTTTAAATCATCCCTATAGCCATCATTGAGCCTTTTACAGTATATCTCTGCCACCTCTTCAGATACACATGTATGTACTACTTCGCCGGTAGTACGATCTACCACGTACCACTCCCTATGACCGATGACACGTATCACCTCGAACTCTTCCATACCATGTTATACCTCGAAACCACAGGTTTGTTCTAAAAAAAATAAAAAAAATGGAACACTTGGTCCGAAATCTACTCTCTATATATATGGAGGGGCGATTTTATCGGACTAAAGCTTGTGTATAATTTTTGGGGTGATGAAATGGAAGAAGATAAAAGGGTAAAAGTTGACTGCGAACTTGTGACTCGTGGAACAGCCGAAGCGGAATCTGGTGCGAATGATGATCTGGCGGTTCCAGACCCGGAACCTGCCGTGGGTAAGCAAATCATCGAAGAGGCATCTCAAGAGGATGAAGAAGATGGCGATAAGTCAGGAACTTCTGAATAAAGCATATCCCATAATCGAAAGATTGGCCTCAAGACGCAGTTCTGGTGGTGCCTTCGCTTATTTCGAGGACAAGGATGTCTATCAGGAGATATGGAAAATGTGTCTGGATGCTATGGAGAGATACAATCCGGATATAGGACCTATCGAGAATTATTTGGTGAGACACGTTTCCAATCGCCTAAAGAACCTGATGAGAGACAAATATTTTCGTCCAGGTTCTACTGCTGTCGGCTCTGGCTTGGCTAGGACCAGGATGAACTTGGTTAATGCCCTGCCATTAAGTCCTGGTGATGCTTCTGAGGATGGCGTTTTGTTGTGCTCTGCCTCTATGAATACCGATCCGGTGGATACCCTCCTTTCTGGCGAGACATTGCAGTATATTCTGGATAGGTTGCCTCCAGACCTGCTAGAGCCATTTGAGCTACTTATCGGAAACAATAAGGTTCGCGGTCCCGTGGTGGAAGAAATATGCCACAAGGTGGCAGAGATTATGGCAGAAAGGGATCGAGATGTCGGCTAAGAACCACAAGAAGTTATCATCTAATCCCAAGGCAATGCAAATTCTAAAAGATTGTGCTAGACAGGGATTATCAGACAAAAAAATCCAGCAGAGACTAGTCCAGGAATGTGGAATTCAGTGGGCAATAAACACCATTAGCAGAAGACGTCGTACGATGGGAGTTGTCAAGAAGCCGGGTCAGCCTGTCAACACTGAAGCTCTAGACAATCCTATGCTAAAAATTCCGCCACCGGGCCTTACAGATAATGAGAAGGCTCATTGGTTCAGGGATCAACTTAAAAGGACTAGTATGTATCGTACCCTGAAGCGTCAGTTCGAGGCTGAAGAAATCGTGAACTATGTTGAAGACTTTGGCCTTCTATGTTGTCAGTTCGAGGATATTGTCGTTAGTGAATATATGCAAATAGATGACCTTCTTAAACATAGATTGCAAATCAATCGCCTGTTGACAGAAATACGGTTTGCGCAGCGACAAATAGCAGATTTGCAAGAATGGTTAAGTCTGAACCCCAGAAAAGAAGGGGAAGATGGAGAAAAGAAAAGGGAGCGAATTCTGCAACACAAACAGATGGATGATCAATATCAACTGGTTGAGAAGATGAGTAAGCGGTGTGATGAGTTGGTTAAGGCCAGAGACAAGATGTATGCTCATCTGGCCGCGACACGTAAGGACCGCCTAGACGACTTGAGAGGTGGCAAGGAATCGTTTCTTGAAATAGTTGGCAGATTACAGCACTCCCAGGATGAGCGAGACAGAGAAGGTAGGTTTGCAGAATTGACCAAATTGGCAGCCGAGGACGTCAAGGCTGAATTCCGTAAGCCGATTGAATTTCCGGATGGTAGTGTCGAACCGATTATTATGGATGCCGAAACCGATTTTGGAGATAATGAGGATGAATAAGTGTGCCTTGTATATACCGAGACCAGGCGGTACCTCCAGTATGGTTCAGCAGGGTTATGTTGATGCACTGAGATGTCTGGGCTGGAAGGTTTATGTGGCCGATCCTAAGACCAAGTTGGGTTGTAGGAAGTTCATCGAAGAGTACGGTGTCAGACTGATCCTTACCTCGTCTCGCTATGGTGTAAGACAATTGCCAGTTGACACCATAAATGACAATGGGGTTACTGTTTTCATCAGCGCCTTACCCCTTAATGACAAGGAAGCCACCATCGGAGGACCGTACGAGCTAGCCCACGAGGACGAACCAGAAATCGTCAAGGATATACATTCTGTTGTGATTCATACACCACTTGAGGTACATACTTGGAAAGAGTATATGTCGGGGTGGGAACAGCGGGGGATCAATCTACTACACGTGCCAGTTGCTGGCAATATCGTCTGTGCATTACCTTCTAGTTTTTCGACCATAACAGATGTTGCAATGGTGGCAAATTTTTCGCACAGACCGGAAATTATGGCTCAGCTTATTGTTCCTTTGTTTAAGCGGTTGAAGCTTCTTGGACATTCATATCAGGCTTTTGGAGACGATATGTGGTCCAGAGCGGGACTTGACTACAACGGTCCCATTATTGGTGATACCAGTAAGTTGGCAGAAATATATGCCACTGCCCGTGCGTGCCCCAATGTCCATACTAAGCAACAGATAGAGCTTAATGCTTACATCAATGAGAGATCATTCATGATTCCGCTATGCGGCGGTATTCAGGTATCAGATAATCCACTTGTTGAGAAATACATAGATGGAACCGTTTCGGCGAAGAACGTTACGGATTACATTACTATGGTGATGGAGTTGGTAGAAAATGATAGTGATCGGTATCATATCATTCGTCGCAATCTAGAACATGTGGCCAAGAACCACACCTACTTCAATAGACTCGTAGATATGTTTCGCTTTGCTGGACGATATGAAGATGCTGGACACATTAGGGTCGAAGGTGAGAGAATTGCGGAAAAACACTGCTGGGAAATGGATTTAAGGATTAGCGCAGAGGAAAGGGGTGTCCCATATGAGCAAGTCGTCGTCGGAGCAGCGTAGTTTGGGGAGGCGGATATCTGGAGTTACTATGCCGATAGCTAGGAAACGCGCTAAGTGGTGTAGGAATTGGCCGTGCTTGTGTGGTAGTGGCAAGAAGTATAAGCATTGTTGTCTAGCAGATATTAACAAGCTGACACAAGCTGATAGGAATGAGGCAGTGCGGGAAATACCAGAAGATATACAGGAAGTTGTCAGGCAACATCGCGAGGCCCAGGCAGAGAAAGGTTTGATAACCGATGAATAAAACAGCCCTAATAACAGGCACTACCGGACAAGACGGGAGTTATTTGGCAGAGTTGCTGCTGTCTAAAGGATACCATGTTTATGGGATGATACGAAGATCGTCTGTCGACACCACAGAAAGAATTGCACCCTTAATATCTGATGACAAGTTTAGATTAGAAGAAGGCGATGTGACAGACTCACCATGTGTGAGCAGATTAGTATCAGGTATACAGCCTGATGAGGTTTACAACCTGGCTGCTATGAGCCATGTTGGAGTATCGTTTGACCAGCCCGTAGCTACTTGTCAGATTGACGCTATTGGTCCCCTCAATTTGCTGGAAGCTATTCGCCAGTTTTCTCCCAAAAGTAGGTTTTATCAAGCTAGTACGTCGGAACTTTTCGGTGATACTGATATATCTCCACAGTCGGAAGAGACCCCAATGGTGCCGAATTCTCCATATGCCATAGCAAAGCTATATGCGCATCAGATGGTTGGCCTGTATCGTCGGGCGTACGGTGTACATGCTTGTGCTGGTATTTTGTTTAATCACGAATCTGAGAGGCGCGGAGAGGCTTTCGTAACGCGGAAAATAACACAATATGTCGCTATGCTGCTTAATTGGATCAATCGTAATTCGGGATTTCCGGTGAAGGACGTAGACGTGCCACCGCTAGCTCTGGGCAATATCGAGGCCAAGAGAGATTGGTCACATGCTGAGGACATGGTTCGTGGTATGTGGATGATACTACAGCACGAGAAGCCAGACGATTATGTTCTGGGGTCTGGAGAAACCCATTCGGTTAGGGAGCTTCTAGAAGTGGCCTTTGGCACCATCGGACTGGATTATCGTGATTATGTAGTTATCGACCCCAAATTCTACCGGCCAGCAGATGTCAATCTTTTGCACGCCGATCCCTCGAAGGTTCAAAGGGTTCTGGGATGGAAGCCAACGGTCAGTTTTGGCGAGATGGTTGACCGCATGGTCCAGAGCGATTACGGAGCAATAGCCGATGCCTAGATTGGTATTACCCACCTACACTATGATTCGTGATACACGTGAGCAAAAGGGTCACGGATGGACATTCGCCGCACATCGTCCGGAGAGACGCCCTCCAAGGTGTGCTGGTACCAAGGTGGATACATTGCAAACTGGCGACTACAGTATGGTTGGCTATACCGATCTCTTGGCTATAGAACGAAAAGCCGATTTCTCAGAACTGTGGGGCAACTATGCCAAGGACAAGAGACCTGCGTTTGAGAGAGAAATGGAGAGAATGTCTAAGCTTAAATATGCATATATTATTGTGGAGTCTTCGCTTACTCCAGATATCATGGAGCTATCTCCTCCACAGTTTTCTAAGGGCGTACCGGGTAAGTCGTTAATCAGATGGCTCATGAAGTTGTCGGCAGTATACGGAGTGCATATAATTCCAGCGGGAGCCTGCGGCAGAAAGATGGCGCAAATAATATGTGAAGAAGTAGTGAGACACGAAAGGGACAGATGGATGCTACAGGGCAAGAAAGATACCGAAGGAGAAGATTACCTTGGTGGCTAAGCGACGTGGACGATGTCCGACATTGTCTGATGATGACATACGGTTTTTGAGAAATCACTATAAGACATTGGGGCCATCAAAATGTGCGAGAATCCTAAATAGAAACAAGTCTACTATAAAAGCTAATGCAAAAAGGTGTGGTTTTTCTACCAATGTGACACCCGGCCACCCCAGGAAGGTGGTTGTTCAAATGATCAATGACAAAAGAGCAATGATGTTTTGCAAGCATCATGGGGTATCCGAATTTTATATCAAGCCATGTGGCAAACCCGAATGTCTTGCTTGCATAAGACAACAACAGCGAACTAATCATTCTACCGCCGAGTATAGAACAAAGAAAAATCGGTGGGTCAGGAAAAGACGTTCTACGAAGCTTGGTAACTACGAACATAGACTAAGGACATCTTTACGACTTGCTTCGCTGGGGAAACTTAGTTATAGCAAGAATTTACCATACACTTCCGAAGAGCTTTGCAGCCATCTGGAAAATATCCGTCGGAATCAGAATAATCGATGCCCAATGTGCGGAGCCGATTATGATATTGTTGGCTATGATATTGATCATGTTGTTCCTATCTCGTCAGCATTGTCCGAGGAACAATTATTGCGACTTTTTGATTTGAACAATTTATCTATTCTGTGTCCAACGTGCAACAGATATGTTAAGAAAGATAGGTTAGATATTAGTTGTGAATAAAGAACAGCAAAAAATGTTGCACGATCTGTTGTATTCCGATCAGGGTGAATACGGGTATTTGTTCCCATATAGGGACAAAGTTCCAAATATTCGTAAGCATATATTCACCGACCTGAAACAGTCTAAGGAACCACTTGATCAAGCTATTGTTGGCAAGATGATCAACCTTGACTACATAGGCTGGACAGCAAAAGCCATCTTGGGGCTAGACCTTTTCCCTATTCAGATTGCTATTCTTCAGATGATGTGGAACACACCATTCCCAATGCTGATAGCATGTCGTGGTGGTAGTAAATCATTTATGCTTGCAGTTTATGCCGTACTGAGGGCACTGCTAGACCCCGGAACGAAGGTTGTTATTGTTGGTGCTGGTTTGCGTCAGGCAAGGCTGGTATTTAATTACATTGACACTATCTGGAATAGTTCACCGGTATTGCGAAACATAGTCGGTGGTGGCAAAAAGTCTGGTCCGCGACAAAATGTCGATCTATGTTATTTCAGGGTAGGCGACAGCATAATATATGCTCTGCCGATGGGAGACGGCTGCGTAAGTCCTTATACCACAACGACTTATGAAAACTGTTTTGGGACCATTGCCGATGATCAACCAGCAGATCAGACTACAAACAATACAATTGAGCGTGATAGAAAAATTTGGGGCAATGGCGAATTTAGACTGAGTGATGAATCTTATTGCAATGGGAAGTCGCAGACAAAAAGGGCAAGAACACACCATGGTTTTGAGATTGAGGGCACGCACAATCATAAGTTGAAAATTGTCAGAAATGGCGGAATTGTTTGGTCTAGAATGGATCAAATGCGGGTTGGTGATCGTATTCTGTTGGATCGTTCTGCCAGATGGCACAATGGTGATTCTGGAGTTACTGATGAGGAAGCGTATGCACTAGGGTTATTGACAGGTGATGGATGTTTTATCGGACAAAACGGATACAGATTGGGTTTTGCCACGGAAGATAGGGAATTGGCAGACGCGATTCAGGTTGTTGGAGGCTTTAAGCAATCAGCAGATGTTGTCCATTGGAATATGTATGGGAAAAAGAAAATTGACGATTTGATTACAAAATTTGGGATTGGTTTTGATCATCTCAAAACCAAAGATAAACGATTTCCATCAACCATTCTTAAATCTCCTCGCGATGTAACTTCTGCATTTATTTCGGGTCTTTTCGACACGGATGGTTCTGTTCAGGTTACTACTGAACGTGGCGGTACCCAGATAGGTGTCACATTTTATAATACCAGCAAGGAGCTTGTTAGACAACTTCAGTATATATTGCTTCATTATGGTATCGTAGCCCATGTTAAGTCCCGTAAAAGAAAAGATGAATGGGAAGAATGCTATGAGCTTTCGATAACTGGTAGGGACGTGTTGATTTTTGCCACTGAAATTGGTTTTAGGCTCAAAAGAAAACAAGATGTCTTGCTGGCAGGCATAGACAAGAAAAAGCGATGGATGGATCAAAATGATAATATTCCCGATATTTTGGATGATATGGTAGATATTGCGGAGAACTATAGGGCGGCGAGGAATACGGGGAATTGTACATCTGTTTGCGCAGCCAGATTAAGGATTAAGAAATCCGCTTCTCGTCCTCTCGTCGATAATTTTTTGAGAGTTTACGGCCACATAGATGATCCACGAATCGACACTATTCGTTGTCTTGCTGACCCCAATATCTATTACGATGAAATCGTATCCATAGAAGATGATGAATGCGTTACGTTCGATGTGCATGTCCCAGATGGCCATGAATACTGCGCGAACGGGTTTCATAGTCACAACACAAAAATTAGGGGTTTCCGCGCCAACGTCGTAATCGCAGACGAATTTGCATCAATTCCCGAAGATGTTTTTGACGTAGTCGTCCGTGGTTTTGCTGCTACTGCCAAGACACCAGTAGAAGAAGCTAAGAAGGCAGCGTTTGATAGGCAACTGGCAAAAATGGACCTCCCAAAAGACATCAAGACTGAACTGACTACGGATGACGGGAGAATGCACGGCAACCAGATCGTATATTCTGGTACTGCCTATTATGCCTTTAATCACTTTGCCAAAAAGCATGATATGTGGCAGGATATCATTCGCAGCAAGGGGGATCAAGATAGAGTTTCACAAATATTTGGGGGAGAGAATCTGATTCCAGACGGCTTCAATCATCGTGACTATGCTATAATCCGTATTCCCCATACACACCTACCAGATGGCCTATTAGATAAAAGACAGTTGGCACATGCCAAAGCCACTCTTCCAAGAAATATATATCTCATGGAGTATGGTGCCTGTCAGTTGCCGGGATCATTGGTTGATACCCTAGATGGCGTTAAGAGAATAGAAGATATTGTTGTAGGAGACGTCGTTTTTACACACAAGGGTAGATGGAAAAGAGTTTCTGCAAGAAAATATAGATATTACAATGGAGTTATTTCAAAATTCAATTGTGGTCTCAATGATGCAGTTAGTGTCACAATCGATCATCCGATATATACGAATAATGGCTTTGTCTCTGTCAGAGATTTACATCCCAGAGATAGGGTCAAGTTGGTTGGAGATAAATTAAAAGATGGATTTTCGATAGACCTTACAGATTATTGTAGAGATTATTGCTTGGCCAATTATGATGGTGATGAATTCATATACCCAAGATGGGGAAGCGATAAATCTAGTAGGCAAGTCACTAGATATAGGACCAAAAATAATATTCCAAGGTACATACCAGTTAACTATTGTCTTGGTATGATATTGGGCTTTTACGCTGGCGATGGAGATATAAATTCAAAACTTA